CAGTTAGGTTACAGAGTAAATGACACAGTAACACTTGCATATCCATCAGGATCTACAGTAACTAACTGTATTCCAGCAGCAGATTATTTTGTAAAAACTTATGATGCTTCAACTGGTATTATGACAGTTTCCTCAACAGCAGGAGGAGCAGCAGTAACAGCTTCAGCATCTCCTACTTTTGTTGCTGGAACATTTGCAAGCATTACATTTACAGCACCATTAGTTGTTGGATCTGTAAGAGAATGGAGTTTTGAGATAACCAGAGCAGAAATTGATGTAACAAGTATTGGTCAAACTGTTACTCAAACTGCACCATTTAGAACCTTTATCTCAGGTTTCGCTGATGGTAGTGGTTCTGCTAGTGTTTATTCAACAGATGATGACACACTTTTATCCAGTAGAATGGTTGAAGATGTTATTCAACGTCAACAAACTGGTGCAAAGGTAAGATTGTATATTGATCGTCAGATGAGTGGTGCAAACGTAGATCAAAACGCAAGTAGATCAATTTTGGCAGATATTATTCTTACTTCTGCGAGTTTCAACGTAAACCCAGATGACGGACAGGTTGTAGAGATAGCCTTCAGACCTAGTGCTGCTCCTACATTCGATCTATCAAAATCTGCTTAAATTAGCATAACTTAACGAACCTCAGATTATCTGGGGTTTTTTTATGTTTTATATTAGAATAATATAAATATTATATTGTTTTTATTCATGGCAAGTAATTTATCTGCACTGGACAGACTAAGAAAAGCTGCAAATCTTGAACCTGTTAAAAAAGAAGTTACATTATCTGATGGTTCTATCTTTGAAATGTATGTAAGTCCATTAACAATGGCAGAAAGAGAAAGAGCAAGAAGGCAAGCTAAAAGTGATGATGTCAATGCTTTTGCTTTGCAATTATTACTTTCCAAGGCACAAGATGAAAATGGTAGAAATCTTTTTAATGCAGGAGAAATTGATGTTTTAAAAAATGAAGTGAAAGACAGTGATTTACAAAGTTTGATGCTTGCAGTTATTCAAGAAGAAGAGGACATAATCGACCCAAAAGATTAGTTGCTGAATTAAAAAAAGATAATTGGTTATTATTACAATTTGGAATAGCGAAAGAACTAGGTAGAACTTTGTCAGAAATAAGAATGATGACACAAGAAGAAATCATAGGTTGGAGTGCATATTTTCAAGTAATAAATGAAGAACAAGAAAAAGAGTTTGAAAAAGCAAAACGAAGGAGATAAGCTAGAATAAAGTAACCTTTTATTATTTAGTCGTGGCAACTAAAGCAGATATAGAAATTGCCGTAAGAGGTATAGAGCAGATAAATCAAGCGAAAAGAAGTATTGGAACTTTATCTACAAATATTAATAATTTAAATAAAGCAGCTTCTAAAGATATTTTCGGAAAAGTTCGTCAAGGTTTTCAAGGTTTAGTTTTAAGCACTGATAATTTAAATAAATTATTAAATAAATCACAAGCAAATTTTAATAAAGCTGCACAGGGAACAACAGAATTTGAACAAGCTACAGATCAATTAGCTGAAGTTCAACTAAAACAATCTAAAATCACAAAAATAAATGATAGAGCTTTACAAAATGCTATTAGAAAAAAACAAGGATTGCAAAGCGTAGAAGAAAGAGAGGCACAATTAGACAGAAGAGCTATAAAGCTAAAAGAGTTGAGAGCAAAAAAAGAAAAACAGCTAGAGTTAGCTGAACAAAAAAGAGCAAGAAATAAAAAACTTAGTGGTGCAGTTGCAAGTGGAGCGATTGGTGGAGCTTTCCCATTGTTATTTGGACAAGGTGGATTTGCAGCAGCAGGAGGTGCTATTGGTGGTTTTGGTGGTGGATTGTTGGGTGGTCAGTTTGGTTTTGCTCTTTCTTTGGTTGGTACACAGTTAGGTTCTGCTGTTGATGGCTTTGTTAAGGGAGCAGCTAGTGTAGGTCAGGCATTAAATCCTTTAACTGCTGATTTAGATTCTTTAATTACTTCATTAGGGGTAACAGGAACGCAAGAAGCAGAAAGAATTAAATTAATAGAAGAGGCTCAAGGAAAACAGGCAGCTTTAAATGCGGTTACAGCACAAATGAATCAGGTGTTAGGTGCAGATGCAGTTGAAAGTTTGAAACGCTTTGGAGAAACTTCTCGATTAATTGGAAATAATTTCTCACAAGCATTATTAAAATTACAAGGTGCATTAGCTCCTGTTTTAGAAACTATTGCAAAATTTGTAAGTCAATCCACAGGTGCAGAACAAAGTGAAATTGATAGATTAAGTAAAAGTAGAATTGGAACTGATCCACAAGCAGTTGCTTTACAAAGAAGAATATCTGAATTACAGGCTAGACCAGGTGCAAGTCGATCAGGAGCTATACAAGGTCAAATAGCTAATCTAAAAGCAGAACTTGAAACTAGAAAGAAAATTTTAGCTGAACGAAAAAAAGAGGACATTTTAAGTTCTAATAAAAATAAAAAACTAGATATTTCTTTAGATAAAATAGAGGAAGAAAATAGATTATTTAATGCGACTTTAGATGGAAGAAAAGAAGAATTTCTAATTGAACAACAAATAGATCAAATTTTAAAATCTATGGAGTTGACTGAAAACCAATTAACTGATACTCAAAATGAAAGAATTAGAAATGCGGTTGAAACCAATGCAGAGCTTAAGAAACAAGTAGATTTAACTAAAGATTTAGGTAGTAACTTTGAAAGAATTGGCCAATCTATTGCTTCTGGCGTCAGTGATAATTTAAGTGCTGCAATATTACAAACCAAAACTTTAGGTGATGCTGCAAAATCAATATTGAATGATTTAAGTTCTACTCTTATAAGACTTGGTGTAAATACAATTTTAGGAAATTTACCAGGCATAGGAAGTGCATTTAGCGCCTTACCGATGTTAAAATTTGCAAATGGTGGCCGACCTCCAACTGGTAGACCTTCAATAGTAGGAGAAAAAGGCCCAGAACTATTCGTACCAAGAAGATCAGGCACAATAGTACCTAACGACAAACTAGGAGGAGGTAGTACAAATATCAGCGTGAATGTAGATGCTTCTGGATCGTCTGTTCAAGGTGATGAGCAGCAAAGTAAAGAACTTGGCAAGGCTATCTCAGCAGCGATACAATCGGAATTATTGAAACAAAGAAGACCAGGAGGTTTATTAAGATAATGGCTACTTTTCCTGATTACAACCCTGTTTTTTCCGCAAGTAAAACTGATATTACTAATACAAGAACAGTTCAATTTGGTGACGGCTACCAACAAAGATTTACTTTTGGTATAAATCAAAAAGCAAAACAATGGAGTTTGACATTTAATATTGATGATGAAGATGCAACTGAGATTGAAACATTTTTAGAAGCAAGAAAAGTTGATGGAGCTTCTTTTGATTGGTCACCTCCAGATTCATCCACTACATTTAAATGGATATGTCCTTCCTTTACTAAAGAAATATTTGAATTTAATAGAAATAGAATAAATGCAACATTTACACAAGTATTTGAACCCTAATGGCAAATCCTGTATCTGAAACCCAAGCAATAAATCCTGGGTCACTTATTGAATTATTTGAACTGACAACAGATGCAGCCTTACACGGATCAGCAACTACTTATAGATTTCATGCTGGTACAAATGAAGTAAATAATGGCAATATTATCTGGGCTGGTAATACTTATATCGCACTACCACTGGAAGCTGAAGGTTTTAAGTATAGCAGAGGTCAACTACCCAGACCTACACTGACGTTTAGTAATGCTACCAATATTATTACAGCTATTTTATTGAACGTAAATACAGTAACTCCAGGAAATGATCTTACTGGAGCGATAGTAAAAAGAAGAACTACTTTAGCAAAATTTTTAGATGCTGCTAACTTTGATCCTGTTGCTACAACAAGCACAGTAACTTCAACTATTGCCGATCCATCTGACGTAGAGACTGTCACATATACTGTCACAGTGGTTCAAAATTCTTTAGGATATAATGTTTTCGCAATAAATGGAGTTGAAAATCCAGTTATTACAATGAAACGTGGATCAACTTACATCTTCAACCAATCTCACAGTTCTAATGTTGGACATCCTTTGCGAATAAAATCTGACGCTGGAGGACAGCAAACAACAACTAACGCTGGAACGCTTGGGACAGATGCGACAGTAACCTATCAGCCAGCATATCCAACTGCTCCAAATGATTTGAGATACTACTGCACAATACATGGAAATGGGATGGGAAATACAATTACAATGAACAATCCAAATACGATCCAGCAGCAAACAAGTGTAACTTCTACAAGTCAATCAAATCCTTACGGAACACCAGATCCTACAGCAGAATATCCTCAAGAAATTTATAAAATTGATAGAAAATCAGCAGAAAATAGAGCAGTTGTGCAATTTGAACTTGCTGCTTCCTTTGACTTAGCGAATATAAGAGTTCCACTAAGAGTATGCACTAAGGAATTATTCCCTTCTATTGGTACGTTTATGCCATGAGTGATTGGAAAGAAGCTGCTCTCAGTCACGCAAAAGTTGAAGATCCAAAAGAATCTGTTGGTCTTTTGCTGAACGTAAAAGGTAAGGAAAGATATTATCCTTGCAATAACCTTTCTATGACTTCATATCAATGCTTTGTCCTTGATCCAGTTGATTATGTACAAGCTGATTCTATAGGTGAGATAACAGCTATCATCCATAGCCATCCAGTTACACCTCCAACTCCTAGCCAAGCTGATTTAATTAGTTGTGAAGATTCTAATTTACCTTGGCATATTGTTAATCCAAAAACAGAACAATGGGGTTACTGTGAACCAAGTGGTTACAAACCTCCTTTATTAGGAAGAGAATGGGTATGGGGTCTAACAGACTGCTTAAGCCTAGTGACTGATTGGTATTTAGAAGAAAAAGGAATTGAGATAAAAAAAGCTACAAGACCTTCAACTCCTGATGAGTTTATAGAAAACCCACAATCAAAAGAAGATGGTGACTTTAATAATTATCTATTGAATGTAGGATTTCGTTTATTGACTCCAGATGAAAAATTAGAAAATGGAGATGTCTTAGCGATGAGTATTTTAGGAAAGGGATTAAATCATGTGGCTATTTTTCTGGATGGGGATGTTTTACATCATTTAGGAGATAGACTATCTTGTAGAGAGCCATACTCACCTTGGTTGTTGAAATGTACAGGAGGGCGGTATCGTTATGCTGCGTAAACTAAAGCTATATGGAGAATTGGCTAAATTTATAGGCCATAAAGAATTTGAGATAAAGGTACATAATTTACCTCAAGCTATCAGTTTTTTAGTAAATAATTTTCCAGGGGTTGAGGCTTATATGAATCCCAAACTTTATCAAGTAAGAATTGGTAACTATGAGATCAACAAAGATGAAATAGATTATCCGATAGGACAACAGGATATTCATATCGTTCCAGTAATATCTGGAGCAGGGGGTGGGTTTGGTCGTTTTCTTACAGGAGCATTTCTAATTGGTGCGTCATTTATGTTTCCTGGGGCAGGATTGTTTGGTACAAAAAGTCTTATAGGTGCACAAGTAGCAGGAGCAAATATTGGTACAGCTATTGGTACAGGTTTAAGTGCTATCGGTGCTGGTTTACTTATTTCGGGTGTTAGTGAAATGTTATATCCAACCCAAACTCCAGAATTTGAAGATAATCCACAAATATCATTTAGTTTTTCTGGAACGCAGAATACAGCAAGGGCTGGTACTCCAGTTCCTATTGTTTAT